TCTTAATGATAACAGGTGTTGCTAAAGCAAATCCAGTTACTAATTGGATAACAAATGAGAAAAACAAAATTGTTGAGTATCAAAAAACCAATTGGCAAAAAGGTAAAGAGCAAACTGCCAATAATTGGAATACAATTAAATCATTTTTTAGTAAGGTAGTAAAAGATGAATCACAAAATTAGTGAGTTTTGCGATAAGGTTGATAGCCTTAAAAAGATGGCAGATGATTTAAGGGTCTTGAAATATAAGACCCCTAAATCTAATGACAGAGATTTAAGAGTACAAAATTTAATTGATACCATACAGGCAGATTGTTTACTGTTGGCACACGATAAAGGAGATTATGTTAAAGCTGAAACAGGTGAGTATGGTGATTATACTGGTATTGTCCACGACAGCGTGTTCATCAATGAAAAAGAATGAAAAAGGTAAATATGAAATCAATCCAATCGGTACTATTATTAGGACTATCATTGGTGTTCCTGACCAATTGCAGCTCCGTTAATAGAAGTCAAACAGGTGCCGTGTTAGGTGCGACAACTACTACAGCAGGCTGTGTGAGTATGGGTGTTGATAATCCATATGCAATAGCTACTTGTGCCGTGATTGGTACATTTGCTGGTGCAGAAATTATGTACAATTCAGATTATGATGTACACAATGCTGTCTTTGTAGACCATTTAAATAACGGACCGTCAGGTCAAAGTTATACAAATTGGTACAATGGCAAAACAGGTAATAGTGGTATTATAAAAGTGACTAGGTCATATACTGAAGGACCTATCAAGTGTAAAGATTATGACGCTACTATTGATATTACAAATCAATGGCCGTTAATCGGTATAGGCGGTGTGAATAGAGAAGTGGTATTTGGTACAGCGTGTCAATTACCGGATGGGAGATGGATAGAAAAAGATGTCTTATTATCAGGAAAAGGTTAAACTTCTAAAAGAAGAAGTTAGAACAAAGAAAGAACAAATGGAATTTGAAACAAACGAAACTAGGCTTGCCATTTTAGAGGAAGAAGTGTATAATACTGAACAATCAATAATGGAATTAGAAAAAAACTATGTTTGACCCTAGATTTAATATGAAAAAATATTTGACATGGACATTTGTTCTTATTTTGTTCTTATTGATAAGTGGTATTGCAGTAGCAAAAGATTATCATAGAATTATACCCATTGACCCTAAAGAAGTGAATGGCCAGTTTTGTTTTATTAAAGTAACTATCAAACAAGTCGGTGACGAGGTAGTTAAAGAAGAAATTTTGGAGTGTGCTGATGGTAAAAAACAGTATGACGGACCTAGTTATTGGGAAATGTTTGCTCAATTTTATTATGCAGGCGTAAATACTCCAGAATACTGCCGATATTATAGTCGGCCTGAACACGCTTTAAAATCATTTGGTGAAGTGTGTTTATCTGAAAATGGCAAATGGGAGGTTAAATAATGATAAGAAACTTAATCATAGTAGCTCTCGTATTAGTCATATTATATGATGTTTCAAGTGATGACGCTTTGGGTTATGTACAATCCACGCTTGACTTTTTGAATCAATTAGTATATAATGTGAAAGAGAGTGATAAATTATGAACAATATAACTAAAATGGTTGCTATCGGTGCTGTAGGTCTTTTGATGACAGCTTGTAGTAATACATACAAAATCAAATCGGAGAGTGGAAAAGTAATGAACTCTGTACCAAAATGGTACATGGCAGATTACTCCGAATCAAAAGCGTGTGATACGCCTTGGTTAGGCAAAGACAAAGATAAAATGTGTATCTTTGGTGTTGCAACGGCTGTATCTCCTGATTTACAATTAGCAATAGAAAAAGGTAAGATGATGGCAAAAGCTGAACTTGCTGACATTATTGCTGGTGAAATGAATAAACAATCTAAACAATTCATAACTGAACTTGGTAAAACAGAAACTAAAACTGTAGTAAGTGAAGTTGAATCTGTATTAGTAAATTCTATTAAGAATACACCTGTTAGAGGTTATGAAATCTTTAAACAAGATGTAACACTTACAAAGAATGGTTACTATAGAGTATGGATTGGCTTGAGATTGCCTTTAGGTGAATATAACAAAATGTATAACTTCACGGTTGCACAAGCTGTTGACGCCTACAATCTAAAAGAAAAGGCAAATCTAAAGTATGAAGAACTAATGAAAGAAAACAATGGCACAAATAGTAATATACAGTAAACCAAATTGTATCTATTGTGATAAATCAAAGGCCTTGGTTAAAGGCCTTGGATTGACTTATGAAGAAAAGATGTTTGGTAAAGATTTTAATTCTCCAGAGGAGTTATATGAGGCAGTTGGTAAACAAGTACGAACTATGCCACAGATTAAAATTGATGGTGAATTGATTGGTGGATATAATCAATTAGTAGAATACTTTGCTGATAAAGGTAAAGTTAATTTCAAAGGCGAAAAAATATAGTGAGTGATGACAATATTATCCTTTTTCCTACAGACCGGATTAAGAACACAGCGAATACAGGTAAAAAAGATACCAAGTTTCAAAAACGAATTGAGAAAGAACAAACTCAAAAGTTTATTGAATCTGCTGTAGATGATATTGCTATGAAACTATTACACAATTTTGTAGATTTAGCTATGAAAACACAATCAGAAACATTTACAAGAGATTTTTCCTATCTAGTAGATTGTTTAAGGTCTACTATTAAAAGAGATTTTGGTTTAAATCATATCTTACATAAAGTGGTTGATAATACAGTTGAGTTGGTGCATGACAACGCAGGCAACACAAGAGCTAGAATTGACTATGCAAATATTGGTAAGATTGATTTCAGACCAAAAAAAGATAGAACAAAAGAACCGTTATCAGAGGAGGTTAAAGATGAGTTGACAGGTGTTGACTTCATTCCTGACTTTGACCCACATGACAATGATAACTAAAACAGAATTCCGTCAGGAATCGCCTCGCCTGGTTGTAAAATGTGGCAGAAAGAGAGGATTTGAACAATAATGTTTAAATTTTTATTCAACAACAAACAAGAGGAGAATGTTATGGCAAAAGCTAAAACATCTAAAACAACAAAAGTGAGAAATCTTTTCTCAACAGGTAATTCAGTTACTTGGAAAACTTTAAGGTCAAAATTTGACCTAAGGTCACCTGCTTCAATGGTAGGTAAATTAAGAAACGAAGGCATGATGATTTATGAAAATAGAACATCAGCTGGTGTATCTTACAGAGTTGGTAGTCCTTCGAAAGCTGTTATCGCTGCTGGTCAAGCTGCGTTATTCGGTGCTCAAGGTTACTCAGCGTAACTTATATTCAGAGGCGGCCTTCGGGTCGCCTCCGTTTTTATGGAATTATTAGGTTTATTTTTTATTGGAGTACCTTTTTCAATATGTGTAATGTATATTATTTTAACGGTGATGAGTGATGAAGGAATGGATGATTAAGCATGAGTAAATTTTATAAGATTTCTCCAAAATGGAAAAAATCCATTTTTGAATATCAAACATTTAAAGATGAAGAAAAAGGTGTTTCTTGTGAAACTGAAGAAATGTACCGTTGGGGTCATTGTATCTTAAAAGTTGATAATGATGAAGAATTACAAGATATAATTGGTGATAAAGATGATGACCGAAATGAATTTGAATTTGACCATACTATGGTAGAAGACCAAGAGGTTGATGACCAATGCTCTTTTTACTTTAATGATGTTAAAGGTATGAGTGTTGAAGAGCTGGAAGAAAAATATGATGAAGAAGGCCATGATTATTTACTAGATACTTTTGGCGAACCACAAGATTTCTATACTGTATATCATGGTCAACTTGAAGTAAAAGAGGTTACTCAATGAGTATAAATCATTTAAGAAATATTAGAGCACTTATGGAAAGTGCTAAAGAATTTGAAGTCAGCCGTAAAGTCGATACATATGAGTATGAGTCTTTAGAAAAAATGATATTAGATGACCAGATTAGATATAGTGAAGTGATAGAACTATTTACAGATAAAATTTATAGTGCATGGTTTTATGAAAGAAACTTTGCTGATGAACAAGTGACAATAACAAGGTATTCAGATTTATGATATTAGTTGACTTAAACCAAGTATTGATTTCAAATCTAATGGCACAAACCAGAGGCCAACCAGATGTGACCAATGCTAATGAAGAAATGATTAGACATATGGTAATGAATTCATTGCGTGGATTTAATGTCAAGTTTAGAAACAAGTATGGTAAAATGGTGTTATGTTCAGACGCTGCTAATCCTTGGCGTAAAGACATATTTCCTAATTACAAATACAGTAGAAAGAAAGGTAGAGAAGAATCATCCTTTGATTGGGATAATATATTCAATATAATTACCAATATTAAAAATGAAATTAAAGAAAACTTCCCTTATGTTGTTATGTACAACGAGAGGTGTGAAGCTGACGATATTATTGCTACTTTGGTCAAGTATTATTATCAGCATGAACCAATAATGATTGTATCTGGCGACAAAGACTTTATACAATTACAATTTTACAAAGGTGTTGACCAATATGCACCTATACAAAAAAAGATGGTTGGTTTTGATGAAGAAGGTATTAGAATAGATGCTAAAGAATTTTTACTAGAACAGATTATGAAAGGTGATAGGTCAGATGGTATACCAAATATACTATCGCCAGACGATTGCTTTGTAACTGGTGAAAAACAAAAACCAATGACAAAGAAAAGACTTGAAGAATATTCTGATATAGAAAACCATACAGATGAAATTAGAACAAATTGGCTTAGAAATAGTAAGTTAATAGACCTAAACCAGATACCACAGGTCTACGAGGATGCTATTATAAATAGTTATCGAAGTTATAAAGTTAATGACCGTAGTAAGTTATTAACATACTTTATTGAAAATAAATTGAAGTCTTTAATGGAAAACATTGGTGACTTTTAACATGGAGAAATAATATGGCAA